CACGGGTAGTCGTCGAGTTAGACCCGACATAAACCCCAGCAACCCTGCACCCGAAACAATCTTCTACGTCAAGGTTTGGGTGAGTTTCCCTATGCTTCAATGTAGTCACCATACCCTCCTGCAATAAGGTCTGCTTCCTCGGCAGCGGTCAAAGGGTGAACATGCCCACCATGGTAGATATGGGCGACAAGACTGTCATCAAAAGGTTGCGACTCGGTGAAAGAACCATCAGTCATTTTGAACACGTTACGACCACGACGACCAGGTTTCAGATAGGACATAATCCCTGTCTCGTAGCTTTCAGCCCAATAAACGAAATCGTCTGTGGGTGGTTTAAAAGTTGCCATAAACCAATAATAGCATTATCGGATAGCGCCCGAATCGGATAAAACTTTGTAAACATTCTCAGGAACAACATACGTTTTGTCCGGTTCCAAAACATAAGTGGCGTTACCTATATAGGCGTTCACTTTCCTGACAGTATGTATCTCAACAGAAATGTTGGGTGGCACATGTTGAGGGTTCGAAAGTAACGTTCCGGTAGGAATCAAACCAACAAACTTGCGGGCAGAAACATCCCACGAAAAAGCTTTACTCCCAACAACACCCTGTTTAGCCTTAGTTTTAGCGGCATCACGGTTCTCGTACGCTTCAACCATTAGTTCTTCAAGAACCTTTTGGTCAGGTTCATCCCATTGCCCTGTCGTTTCGGCTTTAGATTTACCGCACGGAACCACACCGAAAGCCAAATCGGTGAACTGTGCTTGGCCTGTACTATCCGAAATGATAGTTGGGATACCACTAGCGATAGCCTGTAAAGGCATCAACCCGAACCCTTCGCCACGGGACACAGCAACAAAACAGTCAGCCTGGTTAAACCATTCACGTTGCTCGATAGGTGTCATCCATTCCCTGTTCAAAAAGATGTTCTTACCCAAATCCGACGACGGGGTGTCCCTAGCATGGGGAGCAGCTTTGATATGCAGTTCCGCATCAGGCAACCCTAAAGCGTTAAAGGCTTTAACCAGGACATCTAAACCTTTACGTTTCCACAACGAACCCCCACCATGAAACCTGTACGGTCCATCATGTACACCACCTAAAGGTTTCCAAAACTTGTTGTCCACCCCCAACGGGCAGTAAGAAACATTGTCATGGAACTCGCTGAACAGTTCAAGGTTGTGTTGGCATGGGACTAGAACCTGGTCGTACTGCGGTAGCCATCTACGGAAATCTTCAGGCAAAACATCTGTTTCCCACATAGAAAACAAGACACGATGCTGACCTTCAAACCAGCCTTTAACACCATACGGAACGTTCATATGCACATGCACGGAAGCGTTATCGTTGAACACAACCGTTTTTGGGGCAGACGTTTTAAAGCTTTCGAGCATAGACCCGTAACCCAAATTAGGGTTGTCGCATCCGCTCCATGACTGGTAGTTCAAAGAATCAGCCATAACTCCACAATAGCAAAAGCCCCCTACCCGACGCAGGGGGCTTTCACTAATTGCTTAACTAAAACCTATTAGGAGTTAGTACCAATGCTTGAAGCAGATTCGATACGACGAAGTGCTTCTTGACGGAACACACTGTAACCAACAAAGTGCTTCCAGCCGACAGGGCGGAAACGCTTGAGGAGGTCGGTGACCGTACCGTAAACGATGGTTGGCTGTGCGCCATACTCGCCACCAAGGGAAATACCCTTAGCAAGAGCCTGACGACCCATGATGAGTGTGCCGTACGAGTCAATCGTTCCTGATGCACCGCTGTTGTTTGATGCGTTAGCGAACAACGGGGCGCGGGATGAAGCGATGAAACGAACACCATCAATTTGACCAATTTCACCGTTAATCAACGGGGTCGCATTGGTGTACTTGTAAGCATCACGCCAACCAGCAGCATCAGTAGCCGACAACAAGTCGAACTGTACGTCAGGATGGATGAACCCGATGTAAGTACCGTTGATGGTCGGAACGTTTGCTCCACGGAGTTGGGCTACAGCACGACGAATATCTGAGATAGTCAAAATGTCGTCAGCGTTGATAGTTGTGCGGCTTGATGGGTCAACAGCACCACCGGTAGCGTAAAGCACGTTGTCGCCAGCTTGAAGAACGTTGCGGGCAATCGTGTCAATGCTCAAACCAGCGTTGTAACCAACAGCCTGAGCTGCTACAGGGTCAACAGGCATGAACGAAGAAGCACGAAGTTTAGCCGTGGTAACAGTTGCGTTACCATATTCTTCAAGGGTTACAGTGACTTGACTGTCGCTCATCGAGACAGGTGTTACGTCCTCAGCTTCACCAAGAGGTGTGGTAGCAGCAGCAAGGTCAGCAAAAACTGTGAACTTGATAGATGCACCAGGGTTGGTAGCGTTGGTTGCCTGAACATCTGCGAACTGGTCGAAGTACATTTCAGGGCGGAGTGCGAAGTACGCAAGTTTTTCAAACGCAACCTGGTCGGTTTGCAAACTTGAGGTACTAATTTCGTTGGCGTAAAAATCGGCCATGATTTAATTCCTTTGCTTGAGAGGGGTTTAGAGTTCAATTCCTTGTGCTTGTGCCTCTGCAAAGATTGCGTAAACTTCTTCTTCAGACTGAGCATCCTGAATACGTTTAGCCCAAGATGGGGGAGGTGGGGCTGATTCGCTACCGGCAGCAATCTTATTAGACTGTTGCCAAGCCTGCTTATCTTGGTCCACAACGTTAACTTGGGGTGTAATCAACTGTGCTTCTTCAGCGGCCCGCCTGATAGCTTCCGGAGTCAGTTCGCCGTCGTAGCCTTTAAGGAAGTATTTGAATCTTGGGTCATCGGTTTGTATACCGGCTTTCACAAAATTCATTTCCCGTGAGGCTTGTGAGAACTCTGCCACTTGTCGGCGTAGTTCTTTGGCTTCCTTTTCCAGTTGTTTCATTCTCGCCCTCACAGGGTTCTGTGGTGGTTCGACTGGCTGGTCGTTGTCGTCATCATCGTAGAAGGATTCTTCAAACTCTGACATATGGCACTCTCCTTTAGACCGCACCACACCGGAGGAGCATGGTGGCTTCTTGTTGTTTTACACCCCTTATGTACGCTGTCAGTAATGGGGGGTTCCCGACAGGTTTCAGCACTCGGCTTACGTCAGTAACTATAATATGTGTCTGCAAACTTTTGCAAGCACCTAGAAACTATTGGCCGACGGTACGTAAACCTTCTGTAGCGAACTGGTTGGTACGAGCGAAACCGCCACCTGTCTCAAATTCTGCGGAGCGTTGGCGACGACGTTTAGCGATGCGTTGTGCAGCTGCCGTGTTGGTTCCGAACGTGCCACCAATCTGTTCAGCCTGGCTGATGGCTTCTTCGCCTTGTAGCGGGTTGAACACTTCTTGTTGCGCAGCGATATCAGCAAAACCTTTACGGGCTGTGGCAGATGTCACACCTGCTTGCTGTAGTTCTTCAGCCTGGCCGACACCCAACTGGATACCAGCAGCAAGACGACCTTCCGCAGCAATCCGCGCAGACTCCATGCTTTTAGTTATCGAAGCCTCTTGACGGGTCGGGTCCAAAAAGTATGCAGCCAACTCGCCTTCGGTTATCCCGTACAGTTCTTTGAACTGTTTAACCACTTCAGGGTCAGCGTTTTTAACAGCCGTATAGCCTTCGTTGACTCGACGGTTGATTTCGGCAGGGGAAGTGTTGCGGGCAATAAACCCTTGAAAGTCTGTAGCAGGGTCATCATAGAAACCCGCTGGCATACCAGCAGCCTGCAATGCAGTCGTGTAGCTGTTCTCCAATTCAAGGATTTGGGTTAAAGGCAAAGGTGGCAGATTGTTCTTTTTGCGTGTCTCGTTAGCACTAAACCTGGTTTTAAGATACGGCGAGTCGGACAGCAGAATACCGATGTCATCCAAAAAGGTACTGCTATTTTGGTCAACCCTTTCATTGGTTATCGCGTCAACAACTTCTTTTAGGAAATCGGTGTCGCCAAGTTTAAAACTATCCAAAATGCTTTGGATAGTGCTAGTCAATGTTTCAGCCATTAGAAACCTCTCTGGAAACTTTTAACAATGTTCAAACCAATTTCACGACCCAAATCAACGGCCTGTTTAGTCTTTTCCCAACCATATTTCTTGTCGCTTTTCAACATGCGTTGCCACTCACCTGTAGTCATCATCCGTTTAGACGACCCATCCTGATAGGACAAAGCAACCTCATAGTCGGCGTTAGACATGTCAATATCTGTCTCAGGACGCTCCAACAATTTGGAAGCAACAGTACGGTAGTCGCCTGTCAAATCTTCTAACGTCTGCCCCGAATCGATAGCAGGAGCCAAATGGGCGTATTTGAGTTTGGCGGTGGCACGTAACCCGCCCACAAAATCTTCATTAGTTATCTCGCCGGACAACACTTTTTCCATGCGTTCCTGCGGGGGGACACTAAAAAATGCTTTAGCAGTTTTCATGGCAGTCAAATATGGTGAAGTGGTTTTAACCTGGTCAACCGCCACAGGGTTGATGTACGTACCGTCATCCTTTTTGGCAAACAACTGTTTATAGGATTCTTGTTTAAGTTGGTCGCCTGTCCAGCCCATGTTGACTGCGCTAGACAATAATTTGCCGTAAGACGAACTGTCCCAATCCAAAGTTCCGATAGCGGTTTTGATTTCAAAAGCCTTGTTGGATGACTGGACTTCTCGGAACCATGATGATGCACCGAACTCTGCTTGGAAACGTTCGTTCGTATATTTGCTTTTAGGGTTGATTGCTTTTTGGAATAGGTTGAAAACGTCACCGTATTTGGTGCGGTCAAGGTCTGTGAGCATCCACCCGTATTGTGGGTACTGGTTGACAAAGGTTTGTTCCCAACCAGCATTAGCTGCGGCTTCAGCCTTTTTAGAGGCTTGCTTTTCCTGGCGTTTCCTTTTGTTTTCGTCAGCGATACGCTTCTTTTCAGCAGCAGTTTTACCAGCAATAGCAGATTTCCGTGCAGCCTCTTTTGCGTCAATAGCCGCTTCAACAGAACGGGCTGAACCTACGTTTACGTCACTCATCGTGCCAATCCTTTAATCATTTGGTCCATAATCCCGCCAAAGTTTACTGCACTCTGCACACGCACTTCTTCACCAAATTTACGCTCAATCATTTTTTCGGCAGCAACACCAGCATCAGGAGCCTGCGCGACAACACCACCCGACTGTGTTTCTAACTGTGTTTGTTGCTGTAGCTGTTGGTTTTGGAAAGACTGCACAAACTGTTCAGCAACATTGTCGTCAATGGCTCGACCCAACAAATCCTGGGAAGCTTTCTTGAACACGGCTTTAAGGTCAGCAGGGTTGGTTACCTGTCTAGGGGCTTTGCGTCCACCACCACCACCGCCAGCCTGCAAATAAGGGTTTACAGGGTTTTGGTCTTTGTAAAGATAAAGAGCTTTCTCGTAGTCAACGCCCATGATGTTTGCGTAATTAAGATAATCTTGGAACGCAGAAATGTCAGAGTTGCTTATACCGTTGCCACGTTTTTGACCTTGATAACCACCACGCAAATACAGTTCCCGAAGAATTTCTTCACGTTTACGAGGTTCCATTGTTGTAAGAATGTACCGAGGCTGAGTAGTCAAATCGTAAGAACTTGACGTAGCCATACCTTCCGGCAAACCCGTGTTTGAAGAAGAAACGATGAGAGCTTCGTTCCTAAGTTTTTCCTCAATTTGGGCAGGAGTAAGTTCTGCTCCAGTAGCAGAATTGGGAGTAGCAGGGCTAGTAGTAGAAGAACCCTTCTGTTGCTCAGGAGTCAACTTGCCTTTATATCCACCATCAGAATTTTTGGTAAGAGTAACATCTATAGGGGCTTTCCAACTCCCATCTGGTTGTCGAGTAAAGGTCACGCCAGCTT